GAGTGTTAAGAAAGACCTCCACGGTAGAAGAAATGGGACAAGGAGGCGATGAGTGCCTTAAACTATGGAAAGACAGTGATCCTAAAGTGCTGGACGGAAACGGATTCACAACCTCTAAGATTCACCGGCATTTGATCTCCGCGCTGGATACGGATACTTCATTGGTACCGTATATCGATTCAACCGGCAAGAACTACGGCCCCCCTTGCGACAGGTACGGAAACGTTGACCGACACATAGCAAACATTAAAATTCAGAACGACTTTGACGCGGTTAAACACGATCTTAAGAAGTTATCAGGTCGTATGCGCAAGAGTCCACGGAATGAAACGGAAGCGTTCATTAAGGACCAGAGCAAGTCTATTTTCAATGTAATGCTACTATCCAATCGGTTAGAGCACATACGAAACCACATGCCAAAACCTCCTTATGTGAGAGGCAATCTGTTCTGGCTTAAAGATAAGTTCGGACCAGTGTGGTGGGAAAGAGATGACCACGCAGGAAGATTCAACTGGGCATGGTTCCCGGACGAGTTCAGCCAGATAAAAGAACCTGACAAGGCAAAGATTCTTAACAACGTAGGTCAGGAGTGGGGATACGACCGACAGGGAAATGCTAGGATGATGCTGTTTCCAAAAAACGATCACCTGTTTAGGATTGGAGGTGACCCGATCAAGTACACAAGGACCAAAGACCCCAGAGCTTCCAAAGCCGCTACGCATGGATTCAGATTGTACGATGAGTTTGTAGACGGGGGCCGAAAGGCATTTCCTGATAAGTGGGAGAGCCACAACTTCATTTTTGAGTACAGAAACCGCCCGGAAGACCCGGAAACTTCTTATGAAGACATGGCAATGGCGTGTATCTTTTTAGGCTGTAAATCCATGCCGGAACGAAATATCACTGATCTAAACAGGTATTTTGAGAACAATGGGCTGGAAAAGTTTCTATTCTACCCACAGGATTCAAGCGAACTGGGATTAGACGTTCAGGGAAAATCAGACGATGCAGGTTTAGCCTCAACTCCGGAAGTGATCAACTATTACACGACCCGGATAATCCAGTTCATAAACCGGCATATTAATCGCATGCCGTTTGATAATACGATTGAGGACTGGTTAGACTTTGACCCTACTAATCCAACAAAATCTGACTTAACTGTAAGTTCTGGATTTACGTTAGTTCATGCTGAAAAGGTAGGAAAATATGAAGAGCCACCGTCAGAGAAAATAAGTGATTGGTTCGATCACTTTGATAATGACGGTCAGAATGGTAGATTCGCACAAACCGTAACCGATTGAGACTATGGAATATGACAAAAGAAATCCCAGTTTCCCATCAGACTTTCTAAGTCCAACGGAAAAAGCATCAAAGGAATACTCCCTTAAGTGGGCAAGAGCCATCGATGGAGTAGGACTCACCGGTGCGGAAAATGGTTTATACCCAGGCATGGGAGGGGAAAATTCAAGTTCAACGAAATACGAACTGTGGAGGGCTTACGCGGGAGGAAACCAATCGATCGACAAATACAAACCTATCCTTGGGATCAGAAATAAAACCAGAAGAGATCCACAGTCCAACAGCTACCGGACGTTAAACTTTGAAATCCTTGACATTGCTTCCAAATATGTGAACGTCCTCATTGGAAAGCTATTGAAGCAAAACAATGACGTAGGACTGAATGCAGTAGACAAACGTGCTCAGGATGATCGAAGGAAGAAGAAGATGGAGATGCAGGAGTACATTGTCAACAGAGAATTCCTGAAATCAGTATCGAAAGTCACCGGGATAGAATTTCAAACCCCAGTCCATGATGACGTAATGCCTCCACCGGAAACACTGGGAGAGGTAAATCTTTACGATCAAATGTTCTACAAAGAAGACTATTGCATGGTGGTGCAGGATCTTCTTAAGTTGATGAACGAGCAGGACAACTACACAGAGTTGTTGAGTGAAGTAGCAAGAGATCTGGTTGAAATAGGAGTAGCCGTTACAAAAACATACAGGGTTCAGAACAAGATTCTAAGACGTAGATGCGTTCCAGAGCGCATGATCATCAGTTCAAGTCAGAAGAGCACTTGTGATGATCTAAAATACGTTGGCGAATACTGGGATTTCTTTTGTCGTACTCCATGATTTATCAGTTATCAGGTGTGAATTTACCATTTGGACCGTCATTATCAAAAGAGTCAAACCAATCACTTATTTTCTCTGACGGTGGCTCTTCATATTTTCCTACTTTTTCAGCATGAACTAACGTAAATCCAGAACTTACAGTTAAGTCAGATTTTGTCGGATTAGTAGGGTCAAAGTCTAACCAGTCCTCTATTGTGTTATCAAACGGCATGCGGTTAATATGCCTGTTTATGAACTGAATTATCCGGGTTGTGTAGTAGTTAATTACTTCGGGCGTGGAGGCTAAACCTGCGTCATCGGACTTTCCTTGAACGTCTAATCCCAGTTCACTTGAATCCTGTGGATAGAATAGAAACTTTTCCAGCCCGTTATTCTCAAAGTACCTGTTTAAATCAGTGATGTTTCGTTCCGGCATTGATTTACATCCTAAAAAGATACACGCCATGGCCATGTCTTCATAAGAAGTTTCCGGGTCTTCGGGACGGTTTCTATACTCAAAAATGAAGTTGTGGCTTTCCCACTTGTCAGGAAATGCCTTCCGGCCTCCGTCTACAAACTCATCGTAGAGTCTGAATCCATGCGTAGCGGCTTTGGAAGCTCTGGGGTCTTTGGTCCTTGTGTACTTGATCGGGTCACCTCCTATCCTAAACAGGTGATCGTTTTTTGGGAACATCATCATCCTGGCGTTTCCCTGCCGATCGTAGCCCCACTCCTGCCCTACGTTGTTAAGGATCTTTGCTTTGTCGGGTTCTTTTATCTGGCTGAACTCATCCGGGAACCATGCCCAGTTGAATCTTCCTGCGTGGTCATCTCTTTCCCACCACACGGGTCCGAACTTGTCTTTAAGCCAGAACAAATTACCTCTCACATAAGGAGGCTTCGGCATGTGGTTTCGAATATGCTCTAATCTGTTGGACAAAAGCATTACGTTGAAAATAGACTTGCTCTGATCTTTAATGAACGCTTCCGTTTCATTTCGTGGACTTTTGCGCATACGACCTGATAACTTCTTAAGATCGTGCTTAACCGCGTCAAAGTCGTTCTGTATTTTGATGTTGGCTATGTGTCGATCAACATTTCCGTACTTGTCGCAAGGAGGTCCGTAGTTCTTTCCGGTTGAATCGATATACGGGACCAGTGAAGTATCGGTGTCCAGCGCGGAGATCAAATGCCGGTGGATCTTGGAGGTAGTGAATCCGTTTCCGTCAATCACCTTCATGTCGCTGTCTTTCCAAAGCCTGTGACACTCATCACCCCCTTCATTCATTTCTTCAACCGTGGAGGTCTTTCTTAAGAGTCCTATCTTCCGGTTGTTACGGAACACACATTTCAGATTCACTTCATGCCGGACGTAGATATCCGCTACTTCCTTGGGCTTAGTCTTCCCTATCTCATCCTCGAATAAGTCTGATAGGGTTTCCGTATCGAGTGCTTTTTCTCCTGGTGGAGCTGCAAAGATTGTACTTAACAGTTCATGATCTGGACCAAATTCAACTCCCTTTGTTTTCTCACCACTAACGCTTTTACGGTTGAATACCAGTGATTCCATGGTATTTGTGCCGTGGGCATATTCCGGCTTGAAAAACTTTGGTAGTGCGTTGAATAAAGGTACCATCTTGGCCTGAATCAATACGCCCTTGGCATCCATCTCGAAGTGTTTGCTTTGGAGTGCTGCGCGGTGATTGTGCAGGTAGGTGGCTCTGTTGGCTATACAGGCAAGTTCTTCATTGGATTTACCTGTTGCGCGTGGACCGATGAACATGTAACCCATGCTCCATGGATTCTCTTCACTCCACTGCCTTATGTAGAAGTTAGTGCGTGAAAACTCGTAGTAGAAAGGATATCCGTTGTTCTCTTTGTGATCAAATTTGCACCATTGTAAATAATAGTAGTGGTGGTTGGTAAGGTAGATACATTCACCATTGATCATGATGTGCACTCCGTATATCCGTCTGTGCCACTCCCTCCTGCGGTATCTTTCGCACATGGGATCAACGAACATGGTTTTCTTCTTACCCGCGAGAATAAGTTTTTGATCTTCTTTCTGCTTAAACTCTTCTTCAAGCGATCTTTCCAGGTACCACTTCGGTATCGGTTCACGCTTCCAGTACTGCTCTTCTTTTGGGAGTCCGTAATTTATGAGCTGTGATTGGTCTTCTGGTTGTGGAGGTAGGCAGCACTTGAGTTTGTCGCCTA